TGGAAGAAGTCACTTGACGCAAATGGTGTAGCTTTCTTGCAAGGTGTCGAGAACTACACTTCTATACAGCAGAACTCATCAGATGCACAGCTCTTAGAGTCAAGACAGTTCACTGTCAGTGAGATAGCTAGATTCTTCAATGTCAACCCTATCATGCTCTATGACTTGTCTCACAACAACTACAACTCATCTGAGGCTGCTAGGCTGCAGCTCTTGACTGACACTTTGCAACCTATCATGTTCAAGATAGAAGCAGAGCTTGTGACAAAGCTGTTCTTGCCAAGTGAGATTAAAGTAGGCTCTATCAAGTTTGACACTGAAGAGTTCTTGAGATCAGACAACAAGACTAAAGCCGAGTACTACAAGACACTATGGCAGATTGGTGCTATATCAATCAATGAGATTCGTGCATACCTTGACTTGAACTCTATACAGGATGGTGACTTGCACTATGTGCCTGCTAACTTAGTCACTCTAGAGAACTCTAAGAACATAGGCTACAACACATCTACATCTGACAGGAGACATCCAGAGAGAGAAGATGAAGAACAAGGACAAGAAGCTGACAAGAGCCCAGAAGAGAATAGTGAGAAGAGTAGCTAAGCTCTTCTCATCTAAGGCAATAAATACCATACACAACAACATTGATAACAAGATGAAGAAGAACAACAATATTGAGTTTAGGTCTTGTACTGAGGTTCGACTTGGTGACTTGCCTGAGTCAAGGACTGTACATGGACTAGCAATACCAATAGAGTCACCAAGCTCTAGCATGAGAGCAATCAAAGGAGACAAGATAGTGAAATTCGTAGAAGTTGTCAAACGTTCTGCAATAACACCTGAGCTTATCAGCTCTCAAGACGTAAAGCTATATGCTGATCATTTGCAAGAGAGAGGTACACTAGCAAGGTCTAAGTTTGGACATGGTAGCATGAAGCTGTCAGTCACAGAGAGAGGTCTTGAGTTTGAGTGTGACCTTCCTAAGACTGCATTTGGTGATGAGATTCTTGAAGGACTTAGGAGAGGTGACTATGGTGAAGTAAGCTTTGGGTTCATCACTAACCAAGACTCATGGGAGAAGCAAGATGATGGAACTTACAAGAGATACATCAATGGGTACAACCTTCTTGATGAGATCTCTATCCTCTCACAGAGACAAGCTTTCCCAGACACAGGTGTAGCTCTTCGTTCATTAGAAGCTTCTGGAATCTATGAAGAAGTAGAAGAGACACGTGCAGAAGACGAGAAGCCTGCTGACAAGCCTGAAGAGGAAGAGCAGGAAGAGACAAAGTCAGAAGAGACACCTAAAGAGGAAGAGGAAGAGGAAAACTCCGCTAGGGACAATGCTTCTGAAGAGGAGAATAAACCTGAAGAGGAAGAGCAGAAAGCCGAGCAGGATGAAAAAGAGGATGCAGAGGAAGAGGATAGGATGCTGTCTGAGTACTACACATCTCTTAGAGCTCTCATAAAGTAAAAAAGAAAGTAATAAATAATATGCTATGATCAACAAAATTGAACTCATAGAGCAGAGAATCCAGCTCAAGAAGAAAGCAGAAGGCATCCTCTCATCAGGTGAGTCTGAGAAGAGGACTCTCAATGAGGATGAGAAGAAGCTCTTTGAAGAGATTCGCTCTCAGATTGCTGACATTGACAAGCAGATCTCTGATATTGACAAGTCTCTTGCTGAAGAGAAGAGACAGATTGAAACTGAAACTAAATCAAAAGAAAATATTCAAGACATGAAGAAAATAAACCTTACTAGTGAGATTCGTGCAAGGATTGACAACCCTTCTCTTGGCAATATCACTGTTCCTGCATTTGAGAAGCGTGACTACACTGTCACAGGTGATGAAGGTGCAAAAGGTGGTGAGACTGTAGAGACTGTTGTTGAAGGTCTGCTCACTCCTCTGTATGACAATCAGGTACTTGGCAACTTCACTTGGCTGACTGGCTTGCAGGGTGATGTCAAGATTCCTGCAATGGCTGGCAACACTGTAGCATGGGAAGGTGAGACTACTGAGGCAGACAAGACTGACTCTGGTATCACATCTGTTGTTCTCCAACCAAAGAGACTCTCTTCTTATGTTGATATCTCTAAGCAGCTTCTGCTACAGAGCAATGCAAACATTGAGGCAGTTATCCGTCAGGATCTGATCAACGCTCTCAATGACAAGCTCCAGAAGACATTCCTTGGCAATGAGGCTGGTTCAGCTACAAAGCCTGCAGGTCTGTTCGTAGGTGCTGGTGCTATTGATGCAGTAGACTTTGCTTCTATTGTAGCTATTGAGCAGGCAGCTGAGGAGTCTAATGTCACTCCTACTGGATACATCATCAACCCAGCTATCAAGGCTGACGCTCGTCAGGCTGTGAAGGCTGCAGGTCAGGGTGGATTCCTGTTCGAGAATGGTGAGCTGGATGGCATGCCAACTGCTGTGACTAATGCTGCTAAAGGTATCCTGTTTGGTAACCTGAAGGACTTCGTCATTGGCCAGTGGGGTGATGTAGAGGTTGTTGTTGACCAGTACACACGTGCAACATTTGGTGAGATCCGTCTCGTCATCAATGCTTACTTCGATGGAAAGGTTCGTAGAGCTGAGAGCATCGTAGCTAAGACTGTTGCTTAACAAGGCAGTAACCTTAAGCCAAATAAGTCAAGTGTGAGAATTATAATTCTCACACTTTTTGTTTGTCATAAATATTCTGTCATGAGTGATGAAGAGAAAGAGATTGCTTTAAGAGAAATGCTAGATTTCTTTGATAGGATTGATAAGTTCCTCATTTCTAAGGAAGACTCCTAGAGAGTGGAAGTCATTGTAGAACTTCTTTGTAATTGAGTCTGGAATAACTATGAGTGCTTCAAATATGTCTAGTTGGGGCATTATGTCTGAGTCTGAATGGATTTGTATAGTTCTTGTGTATACTTTGAGTTGTGAGTAAGTACTTGATACTTTGGCTCTTATAGAGTCAATGTCTCTCTTTGAGTAGGACTTTGAGTAGAACACTACTTTGTCTGCTAAGTTGATAGTCTCTTTCTTCATGTCTTGTTACTTTGTGTGATTTGTTTGTTTCTTTCTCTTCATCACACATTGTGTACTTAGCAACTTTGCAGAAGTTTAAGCATTAACATTCTTTAGCACAGGCTCTGAAGTTGTGCACTACCCAATAAATACTTGCAAAGAATCTTATTCAAGCGCATGATACTATCAATTGAACATGTGAAGAGATACCTCAACATAGATGAAGACTACAAAGAGGATGATGACTTGCTCGTCAACCTCATCAACATTTGTGAGCTTGCTATTGCTAAGTACATCAACAGAGAGAGCTTAGATGAGTTTGGACTTGATGACACAAAAGAGAACTCAACTCTGAGAGCTGCTGCACTGATGCTCATAGCTAGCATGTACAAAGACAGAGAGTCTAGTGTAGACAGGCAACTACACACAAACCCAGCATTTGACATATTGCTAGCACCACTATACAAGTACGGATTCCCACATGAGGAGAGAAAGGATGAATAATGAAAGCAGGAGCATACCAGTATCAGATAGAGCTGTACCACAGGCAGACACAAGTCAACGAGTACGGAGAGGATGTAGAGACATATGTCCTCGTGCGAAAGACAAGAGCTGCCATAAACTTCAGAGCAAAGTCTAGAGAGCTAGGCCTTGCAGAAGAGCGCATGCCCGGCTCTTATGAGATGATTGTCAGGTCATATGTTGAAGTAGATGACACTTCTCAAGTCAAGTGGCAAGGCAAGATGTATCGTGTCATAGAGTGGCATGAAGACTTAGAGTACAGAGACAAAGTGATGACTGTAGAAGAGATCAATGAGTAGAGAAGGACTAGACATAGAAGTAAAGCTCAAGAGCGAGAAATATGAAGATGTGTTCAACAAGCTCAACTCTAAAGAGCTTGAGAGCATATCTAAGCGTGCAACAAAAGCTGCTGCACAAGTCATACTTAGTGAGACTAAGAAGCAACTCAAGAGCCATACTGGAAGATCTAAGTCTACATACACAAATGCTAAGCATGGATGGAATCTCATCAAGAGCAAGAAGACTGGTGCTGTCATAGGAGTGAAGAGCTTAGAGCAAGGCATCAGGATGAAGTACCACAAAGATGAGGCTATGACTAAAGTCAACATCATGGGAGACTTCAGGTTGAAGTGGATGGAGAAAGGCACTAGAGAACGTTGGGCTAAGCTCAAGTCAGGAGCAAAAGCTAGAAGAGGAACTATGCCTGACTGGTGGTTCTTCAGAGATGCTATCAATGCTAAGAGGTCTGAAGCATACAACAGGATGCAGAAGATCATAGAGATAAACCTAGAGGCAAGAATGACTGAATAATGACAAACAACATTACAATTTGGAACGCTGGATCAGAAGTGAGGAAAGCTCTCTTGTCTGATGAGAAGCTCAAAGCTAGAGTCAAGAGTGCAGTTAGTCCACTCATAGCGAAAGAAGGGACTAAGTTCCCATTCATAGTATACCAGAAGTCTGGAGGTTGGTATGACTACAACAAAGATGGAGTGACTGGAGCAAATGTAGCTATAGACATCATTGTGTTTGCTGACAAGTATGAAGACATGGTAGAAGTCAGTGACATGGTAGATGATGCTATGTTCGACTACTTCACCAATGCTGGATCACTGCCAAGGCTCACAGGCTCAGATGAGAACTTCCAAGACGATGTGTATTACCAAACTATGACCTTCCAATTTAAGATCTAGCTAGGCAATAAATATCAAGTAAAACATACATTAGTAATCTTATAAGATGGCACTTAATGACAAAATTATAAAAGGCTCGGACTTGATGATCTTCGTCAATGGACAGCCAATTGGCTTTGCAACATCTTGCGACATCTCTCTGTCAGCTGAGACTAGCGACACTTCTAACAAGGATAGTGGCAATGGATGGAGCTCAGCAAGTGTTACTAAGAGGAGCTGGACAGCTAGCTCTGAGAACCTCTATGCAGAGTCTGTGTATACAGGTGAGCACACATTCAACACACTGTTTACTTTCTACAGCAATGGCACTCCACTGACTCTTGTGTGGTCTCCTAACCAGAATGCTGCTAAGACTACTGGTAGAATCCCAGAGGTTGAGACTGCAAGCGGATGGGTACGTGTCGGTACTGCATACCAAGGTCAGGCTATCATCACTTCTCTGA